GGCCTCTGTGTGTGCCAGAAGCTCGGCGAGTGAGTCGGTCGGCTCGCCGCCGGGTGGGCTGCTGCCCGGCCCGGACTGACCGATGATTGCTAGAGCGTACTTCGATGCGTCGTCGTCGGGGTCCGGCGCCGGACCCGTCCCACCGTCCTGGTTGGGCTCCGCCGGGTCGGCCGGGGTGGTCCCGGGGCGGTACTGCATGACCACCAGCTGATCCACGGCGTTCTTCCGCACCTGGGGGCTGCCGATCGATAGCGCCGCCCGCATGTCCGTGACCCACGCCTCGGGCAGCGCCCCGGTCTTCGCCGCGGACACCATCGCCCGGTCGTTGGCCGGGAACGGGGTCAACGACACCTCCGTCAGACCCAGCTCATGCAGGATGCGGATCTCCCGCCCGTCGCGTGTCTCGAAGCTCTTCTTGAAGATCGGGGAGAAGATGGACAGGCCGGCCAGGTGACCCTCCCGGGCCTTTTGCCGGGCCTCCTGAGCCACTGGGGTAGCAGAGAACGCGGCGGTGAACTTCAACCCGAACGTGTCCTCGGCCCCCGACTTCAGTGAGCCGATCACCCCGGCGGAGTTGTGCTCGTGGTCCAGCACCAGCGGGATCACCCGCTTGGAGGCCCGCCACTCCTGGAGTGTCTTGCGGAACGCGCCCCGCAACACCACGTCATCCTGCTGGTCCACGACGTTCCACACCGACGCGTAGCCCTCCAAGGAGCCGGGGTCACCGTCGGCCTTGGAAACATCCCACTGGATCGGGACGACACCGCCGATGCCGATCCTCAGCCACTCACCATCCACGATCCGATCCCTCCCGGGCCTGTAGCACCGCGACCTCGTCCCGGCTCAGCTCAACCCCGTACTCGGCGGCCAGCAGCACCGCGCTGGCCTCGATCTCCTCCGGCGCCGGCAACGCCTGCCCAACCTCCTGAGGCACCACCCCCGACGGGGTCAGGAACACGTCCCCACCCGGCACCGCCGCCAGGCCGACCATCTGCCGGAAGTCGTTGCGGGTGATCCCGCCCCGCGCGAGCGCCTCGGTGCCCCGCTGCCACAACGCCCCGGCGGCCTCCTTCAGGGCGAGCACCCCGGAGTTGTCCCACGCGCTCATCACACGGCGGCGGCCGACGCCGGCGAAGCGGGGCAGCAGCCGCGACCGGACCGGCTCGATGAAGCGGCGCTGCTCGCTGAACATCGCTTCTTCCCAGAAGGACAACCGCGCTTCGCGGTAGTCCTTGTACGCGTTGTGGGTCAGCCCAAGCTTCGTGCCTATTAGGATCGGCTCGACCCCGAAGGTCATGCAGATCCTGGACTCGGACACCTCCCGCAGGTCCGGAAACTCCAGATCCGTCAGGTTGTAAACCATCTGGTGAATCTTCATGCCCTTTTGCAGGAACGCCGGATCGCCCTTACGGTTGCCGCCGAACGCCTCCCGCCACTTCGCCTTCAGCCGCCTGTGTAGCGCGTCGGTGATCTCCTGCTCGGTCTCCACCACCACACTGGGCATCGCGTGGTTACGGAGCATCGTGTCCACGAAATCGGTGGCCGCGTTGTCGAGGGTGGTGGCCCGGGCCGCCGGCCGCAGCGGCGGCTGCCCGAAGTAGCGGGAGGCCGGGTTCAGCGGGTTCGGATTCGGATACCTGATCCGGATCATGAACTCTTCGGCCTTGCGTGCCCGGGGGGAGCCGGCGTCGGGGATCGGCACCATCAGCTCCGGCCGGTCCGGGTTCGGCCGGTACACCCAGATGTAGTCACCCGGGTCCCGCGGGTTGGGCAGCACCCCGACCAGGTCCGGCCGCAGCGGCCACACCTGGGATGGCAGCCCGTCGCGGCCGTTGACGACCAGCCAGAAGCAGGTGCCGGCCAGATCCTTGTACGTCACGGACAGCTCGAAGAACTCGAACTCGTCCGTCACCGGGTTCGGTGTCTCGAACAGGCGGCGTAGCCGGTGGTCGTCGATCGCCGGGCCGTTTCCGGCCGGGGTCGGCGAGGCACCCCACGGGTAGACCCGGATCACCGACTGGGGAAGCGACTCCGCCCGGTACCGGATGCACGCGTACACCAGCTCGTTGCGGCCGTAGCCGGCGGTGGCGTAGTTGGCGAAGCTGCCGTCCTGTTCGAGCATGCCGGCGAGGTTCGGCCCGCCGGCGCCGGTGCCCGAGGGCAGGGACATGAACCCTTGCCGACCGTCGACCACGGCTAGCTGTTTGCTGGCCGGTGGCGGCTTGGGTCCGGTCAGCCAACCCACGGCGGGCGCCTCACGCGTTCCAGCCGCTGAACAGCGACCCGGCGCCGAGGATCAGCCCGGCGGAGATCAGCGCGAAGCCGAGCCCGAAGCTGAGGCCGACACCGACCGGGATGAGCACCCCCGCGGCGGGGGCGGTGGCAAGTGCGGCCGCCCGGCGGCTGTGGGCGGTGACCCACCGCCGGCCGGAGGCGGCCGTGGCGCGTAGCTGGGTGCCGGCCCGCCGCGTCCAGGCGGCTACGAGGGTGGGGGTGGGGAGCACCCAGAGTACGGCGGCGGCGGCCAGTAGAGCCCAGCCGGGGCCAGCGAGTAGGCCGATGCCGGCCACGGCGCATCCGCCGACCAGCACCGCCCGCGCTCCGGCGACACGCTCCACGACGGCATGGTAACACCGGCACCTCCGAATCGAAGGCACACAGCAGCTCAAACCTACGATTATGTGGCACGATGGGGCCGTGAGCGACACAACCTCCACCCCGGAACCGGAGCCACCGGCTCAGGTGACCGCGGAGATCAACCTGTCACTGGCCACCGGGCAGCCCATCCCTGAGCCGGACCCCGAGGAGGAGTAGCCGATGTCCGATCCGACACTGCGTAACGCGGCCGCCGACGGGGCCGCCGTCAACCTGGAGGCCGCGTTCTTCTCGATCCATAACGGGGCGACCTCTGGCGACCAGGTCAGCGACCAGCGGCTGGCACCGGACTACGCCGCCGCGTCCGGAAGCGTGGCCGCGCTGGTCAGCACGCTCAGCTTCACCGGCACCGGCTCGGCCGCCGTGTCCCACCTGGGCGTCTGGACGACCATCGGCCCGACCGGCGGCACCTTCCGGTTCGCGGTGCTGCTGTCCGGTGACCCGACCTTCAATGCCGCAGGGGAGCTCGACCTCACCGCCGCACCGATCACCGTCTCCTAGGAGGAGCCATGGCCGCTGGATACAAGGCGCTGCTGGACAAGACCCAGATCAACACCAGGATCGGTGGGATCTCGGTCCGGTTGCGGGAGGTGTTCGAGGAGATCGGCCAGTTCAACGCCTTCTTCCAGGCGGAAGGCGTGGCCGGGTTGGTCACCAACTTCGGCTTCGACCCTACCGATACGGTGAACGCGCCCGACGCCAACCTGGTCGGGACGGTCAACAACGAGTACGAGCAGCTGCGGCAGATCTACCTGGGCGCCCAGGCGTTGGCCAGCGCCAAGGACTTCCGCGCCTTCGCGCCACAGGTCGAAGCCCTGCGGTAGGGCCTGACCTGTGCCGACCGTCCGGCGACTGGACGCTGACGACACCGTCGTCTTCGCCGCCGGCTTCGGCGGTGCCGACGGGTTCACCCACGGCACGCTCGCGTTCCTGTTCCGGCCGCTGGCCGCCTACGACTCCACCAACCGGACGCTGCTGGCGGCCTACGACTCGGCCGGCGTCCAGGTCGGACGGATCGCCCTCAGCACGCTCAACGTGGTGCAGTGGGTCACCGCCGGCTCGGGGGGCAGCGGTCCGACCGTCACCGCCGGCGACTGGCACGCGCTGATAATCCGCAAGGTCACCGGCACCGAACGGGTCAGGTTCAGCCTGCTCAACTTGACCACCGGCTGGGCCCACATGAATACCGTGGGCACGATCGCCGATTGGGTGGCACCGACCGGCGGTACCTGGCGAACCTTCGATACCACGTTCGGCTGGGGGCCGGGCATTGACATCGCGGCCATGGCGGTGTGGGCCAACGAGCTGCCGTGGGCCGCCGATGCCGGCGGCGATGCGGAGATCGAGGCGGCCGGCCTGGAGGAGCACCTCGATAACTGGCGGGATGCCGCTCCGACCGCCGGGTGGGCGTTCGGCCAGCCGCTGGCGACCTACAGCATTGAGGACTGGACGCTCGACCGGGCCGATGAGATCAGCACGGCCGTAGGCGTCCCGACCGACGCCACCGATCTGGACTTTCAGTACGAGTCCAGCGGCCCGCTGGTCTCATCCCGCAACTTCTACCGCACCACCCAGGATGAGCCCGACTCCACCGGCATCGTCCGGGACCTGTCCGAGACCCAGGGCACCCCGAGCACCCTGACCTCCGCTGGCGTGTCGGGCGGGTTCACCGAGGTGTTCCGCTGGCACCGGGTAGTCGATGCGACTGTCGGATCCACTAGCTTCCCCAGCCAGCTCCAGGTCACCGCGGTCAGCGCGGCCACACTGTCCTACCGGTGGCGGGTCCAGCGTTGGGACAGCGCTGGGGTGCTCCAGGCCTTCTCGGGGTACAGCTCCGAGCAGAACACCACCGGGATCAAGGTCGCTACCCTCCCGCTGGACACCATCTGGTCGGCCGGCGACCGGCTGGCGATCTCGGTCGAGCTGCGGAAGGCCGGCGGCGGTGGCAGCCGTACCATCACCGTCGCGGTCAACGACCCCGACGCGTGGGTCGACTTCGAGGTGGCGGTCGTACCCCCCGCCCAGGTGACCACCAACATCCCCCTGACCGTCACGGTCGCCCCCACCGTCGCCACCGACCACGCCGTCACCGCCGACATCCCCCTGACCGCGACCCTGGCCGGCACCGCCCAGGCGCCCAGCGATACCGGGCTGATCTCCGGCACCGTCTCCGCCAACCCGGTCACCCTGTCCTGTGGGGTCGGTGAGCGGCTGATCTGCATCGCGTTCAGCCGCGGCGGCGGTACCACGTTCAGCGTCACCCCCAACGCCGGCGGCGCGTCCTGGATCAACCGGGTCGCCGAGGCGACCCTGCCGGCCAACGACCTGGCGCGCCGCTCACTCGGCGTGGCCGAGCTGGTCCCCACCTCGACGATCACCGACGGGCTGTTCACCGCCGCCTGGTCCGCCGACCCCACCGACGCGATCTGGCTGCGGGTCCAGGAGGGCGGCGCGTTCGGGTTCGCCGACGCCGCCGTCGCGGACTCCGACACCGGCTCCGTCACATCCCTGGCCACCGGCGACACCGCCTCGATCCCGGCCGGTGACCTGCTGCTGCTGGCCGCCGCGGCCATCCGCGACGGCGGCGCGGCCGGCATCGGCTGGGCGGCCACCGACGTGAACCCGGGGCTGGTCGGCGGCGGAAACCTTCTCCTGGACGCCTACACCGGCAAGGGCGCCGGGGGCAACGCCGGCGTCGGCGGCTACCTGATCCTCGACGGCCAGGGCGCCGGCGTCAGGGCGGACACGGTCAGCCTCCCCGGTGGGGACGCCGGCAAGCGGATCACCGTCGCGCTGGTCATCTGGTCCACCGGCGTCACCGCCACCCCCCAGGTGACCGCCGCCATCCCGCTGTCGATCGCGGTTGCCGGCACCACCGCGGCCGAGCATCAGGTGACCGCCGGGGTTGAGCTCGGGGTGGCGCTGGCCGGCGCCGCCACCGCGCAGCACCAGGCCACCGCCGAAGTGGACCTGACGGTCGCGCTGGCCGGGACTGTAGCCGCCGACCACACCGTGACCGCGGCCGTGCCGCTGGCCCTCGCCGTGGCGCCGGTGGTCGACGCGCCGGCGGTGGGCGCTCCGGCCCAGGTAACCGCCAGCATCCCCCTCACAGTGACCTTGGCCGGCACCACCCAGGCCGACCACCAGGTCACCACCGCCGTGCCGCTCACCCTGACCACCGCCGGCACCGTCCACGCCGAGCACCAGGCCACCACCACGGTCCCGCTCACGATCACGCTCGCACCGGTGGTCGACGCGCCCGTGCCCGGCGCACCCAACCAGGTCACCACCAACATCCCGCTCGGCCTCACCCTGGCCGGAACCACCACCACCGGCTACCAGGCCACCGCCGGCATCCCACTCACCCTGACGCTCACCCCGGTCGGGCACAACGACCGCGCGGTCACCGCTGCGGTCACCCTTGCTCTGGCGCTGTCGGGTGTGGGCGCCTTCCCGCCCCCGCCCTACGAGCCGATCCGCACCAGCCTCGACGGGGCCACCTACGCCACCGGAATCGACGGACGAACCAGAACCGTCACCATCGAATAGCCCCAAGCTCACACAAAAATATCCGGCTCCGGTATAACCTCCGAGCCCTTCACCACCAACCCCAGCAGCGCCAACGTGACCGTGTACAACGGCCCCAGCTCCGACGAGGAGCCCTTCTTCACGAACACGAACGACCCGGCGCCCAGATCCAGGCGGCGGGCCTGACCCATCGCCCGGTCCAACACCGGCTGACCCAGATGATGCAGCCGCAGCCCGTCGTCGAAGTCCCGCCCCGGCCGCACCTCCCCCGTCGCGTCGAAGAACCGGCCACACGCCCCCGCGATATCCGGCTGCGCCGGGGTGAGCACATCGATCCCCCGGTTCTTCAACGGCTGGATCAGCGACGCAGCCGGCCGGCGTGGGTCAACCACCACCGTCCACGGCTGGTGATCGGCCACCATCTCCACCGCCCGCCGCTCGATCCATTCCACGCCCACCGCACCGACCGGCACCCGACCACCCGGCTCCACGATCTCCACGTGATACTGGCCGTCATCCCGGTAGCCGGCCACCCCGATCCAACCCCGGTCCCGCTCCTCGTTCATCTCGACCGCCAACGCCGGCCGGCCGGCGACGCAACTCGCCGGGTCGTAGCGTTCATCCCAGGTCAGTTGTGACACCAGCGTCCACCGTGGCGTCGTCTCCACCGGCTCCCACCCCAAATACTCCGCGTACAGGTCCACCAGCGGCATCCCCGACTCGAAGTCCTCCGCCACCGCCCGCTCCGGCACCGTCAACCCCAACCCCGGCATACACGAATACCAGGTGGCCGGATCCTGCGGGTCCAGCCCCTCAGCCGCTGCGAAGTCGAAGAACGCCATCCCGTGCCGAACCCCGGCCGCCACCCGCTGCCGGCCCAGCTGACGCTTCGCCCGCAGATACGGCCACTGGTCCGGCCTGGCCCGCGACAACCCCGGGATCATCGACGCCACCCACAACTGACGCCACCGGCGAGTCATCTGCGCCGGCCGCATCCCCAACTCGGTACGGTTGTTCGGCCGCGACCACGCCTCATCGATAACACCCAGATCCAGTGTGTCACCCGTGCCCGCCGTCTTCCCCGTGGTCGACCCAGGTGACCACATCGACCCGCCCTCCCACACAATCGCCTCCTGGTTCAGACGCAGCCGATACCCAAACTGGCGACGCGGCTGGTAGAACGGCGAAGCTTTCAGCCGCTCCAGGTGCACATCCCGCCACTTCTCCCGCGCGCTGTCAGCAGTCTGCGCCGTGTACAACACCCGCTGCGGACCCGGCAGCGGCACCACCACCCCCAGCCGCTCCCGCACCCACCGCACCAGCGCCTCATCAAAACCCACACACCGGTGCGTCATCACCGGCAACAGCAGCTCCGTCTTACCCGTCGCCTGACGCGGCCCGATCACCACCACCTCGGAAAACGCCAGCAAACCCGTAGCCGGGTCCAACTCCAACCCGACATCAGCGATCAGCCGCTGGTGAGGTAGCAACGGCCGGCCCAGCCGGCGGGCCGCCTCCACCACCTGCGGCCCCAACGTCGGACGCTCCGGGCTGCGCGGCGTCCCAAACAGGGGAACCGAGTTGCCCACCCTCACCGCCGCTACCGCTGTCACGCGCAACCTCCCTCAACCGCTCCAGTGTGATCCGCAGCTCCCGCGCCCAGTTCACCGCCGCCGCCGGCCCATCCGTACCCGACTGATCCACCGCCTTCGCCAGGACGTAGGCCACCTCCGCCAGCGACCTATGAAACTCTCCATCTATATCACCCAATGCCTCAATATCAGCACGTACCGCCGCCTCCACCGGCCCTGGCTGCCGATCCGACACGTCAGCATCCATCTATCAATCACCCCAGTCACCCCAGTCAATGTCCAATATGTTCCTGAAACGGTACTGGCAAGGGTCCCAGTACCAATCCAGGCACAAACCTGACCAACCGGACACTACAGCCAGTCACCAAAAAAATCCATAGAGAGAGGGAAAACAAGGACGGG